TGCTGGATCAGAGGGCATGAGAACATTCCTCAAAACGTCTGACCCCAATGGCACGGTTGATGGTAATGGCATGACACTACGGAGATATATGTCTAACTTTATTAAAGTTAATCTCCCTTCACTTTAGGAACATTTATGGTTACACTAATTGTTTTGGTGAGTATCACAACGATTGCAAGTGTTGTATTAGGATACGCAACATATAATTCGTTACGAAAAATAGAATTTTACGAACAACAAATTGAAGAATTTTACTCTGCGCTCACCGTAGCACTTCACACGATGCGAGCGCTTGATACCCGACAGATGTTCGAAGACGATGACGAAGTAGGCAATGTCTTCCAACAACTGTCGGATATCGTTTTTACCCTCCGACCACTTTTATACGGAACTCCAGATGAGAAAGAAGAAAACTGATCTTGAAGTTCGTCGAGCAAAACTAGGAAAGGTTTATTTCACCCAAGCGACAGAAGACGCTATCGTAAAATACAACAAATCCACTGATTTAGACGAACGCAATACATTATTTCGTGAAGACATTCACCCCGCCATTGATAAACTCGCAGAAAACGTGATTAATCGTTTTAAATTTCCTTATATTGAAGGCACGTTTGAGGATATCAAAAACCAAGTAGTCTCCTTCCTAGTATTGAACCTCCACAAATATACCGAAAATAAAGGGAAAGCGTTCTCGTACTTCTCCGTGGTGGCTAAAAATTACCTTATATTACACAATAATAATGCCTATCGGGACGAATTAAGATCTACTTATTTGGCCGATCCAATGGGAGAAGAATCGTTCTTATTGGAGGAGGTCTTGACTACCGCCCCCGAAGCAGAAACGTCTAAAAGCGACGCCAGAGACTTTATACACCTTCTGGTACAGTATTGGGACTTTAACTTAGAAAAGATTTTTAAGAAGAAACGGGACAGGGATATTGCGAACGCCGTGGTCGAACTTTTGCGGCGGGCAAATACCATTGAAAACTTTAATAAAAAGGCTTTATATGTGTTAATTCGTGAAATGACCAACAATAAAACGGTTCATATCACGAAGGTCATCAATAAGATGAAGGTCCACGTACTCCGACAAATGAAAGAATACCGCAAAACAGGACATCTTTCCGATCCATCCATGCTTTTTGTATATAAACACGATGAATAACTATTTATAGTATAGACTTATCTTATTCATCGGGTATAATTTATGGGATTTGATAGCGTTATTTTCGAAGGCAAGACACTTTCCGATATGTTTTCGGATGTCTACAAAAACACCAATACCAAGCGGGAACAAATCAATCAATTCGTGGCCAATTTGGTCAAGTTGATCAGAACTCCTGAAGATGCCGCTGTGCTTGGTCCTGTTATTCAAAGTTTTCTTGAAGTCAACGTAAAGAACGACGAACACATCGTCAGACTCGTACAAATTGCCCAACGGTTAGTGGCGATGAATACGAAGTCTGACGATGTTGGTTTATTGACCGAAGAAGAAAAAAATCAGTTGTTAAAAAACGTCAAAGCCGACTTCGAAGCGGTATTAGCAGAGCAAGATGAACTTGAAGATACGTTGAACAAGGTAAGATAATATGTACGGCGATAGAATTATTTATCGACGAAGAACAGAGGGATTATTAGCGACATCTGGAAACACGGAATCTGCCCGTCCGATAGCAGAACCATTGTTTGAAGGATTGGTGGTTGACGTAATACTGGATCACAATCATCCCGATTATGCACCAGACGGATCAAATGTTGGAGCAATTAAAGTACGTATTTTTTCACTGAATCATGGATTATCTGACGAACAACTTCCTTGGGCAGATCCAGTTGATTTTACAATTCAAGAAATGCCGTTGATTGGTGAAGTAGTTGCTCTTCAAAAAATACTTGGAAACTTTTTTTATGCAAGAAAAATTCCTATCGCTAGAAGAATACAAGAAAATGGAATGTTGAACTTAAACAAAGCACTAAATCAACGTTCAACCAACACAATATCAAATTCTATAAATCAGGAGCAAGAAAAAACCGCAGAAAAACATAAGTTTGGAGAATATTTTAAACCAAACGAAAAAATTCGTCCCCTAAAACATTTTGAAGGAGATGTTATTTTTCAGGGTAGAATGGGTCAATCTATTAGATTTGGATCTAGTGCAATAGACCCGAGTAGTAAAGAGTTGGCTCCAAATATTATATTACGAACTGGACAAGGTGAAGGTAACGAAAAGTCGTATGTTACAAAAGATACGATATATGGACTAACCTTGGAAGATATTAATAAAGATGCATCTTCTATCTGGATGACATCAAATCAAAATCTACCATTGTTACCAGCAACAGTTACCGCCGGTGGATTTGGTCGTACAATGTCCAATCCCCCACTAATTTTTGGTAAGGCACAAATATTAATAAATTCAGATCGTGTAATGTTGAACGCAAAAAAAGAAAGTATTTTTCTGTACGCAAAGGATACCATTTATTTAAATGCTGGTAATGAACTCCGAATCGATACAGATAACAATTTTGAAATTGCCACCAAGGAAGGATTGAGTTTCAGAACTAGTGGGACTATTAGAAGCCGCGCAGATAACAATTTTATTCTTAATGCGGCAGTAGACATTCTAAGTATGTCACAAGGAAAAACTTCTTTACTGGCAGAAAAAATTTATATCGGTAGTACAGACTTAGAAGGTGTACCAGATAATGAAAAAGAACCACTTGTTGGTGGTCAAATGTTAGCAAAGTTTTTACGTGATTTTATTAACGCACATTTAAAACCACCGTTCCACGTACAAACCCCAACTGGACCGGGAACATTACATCCTAAAGTTCGTACAGAACTTCAAAAAGTATTAAAACGATTGAACGGTATGCTTGATGCAGAATTTAACAGTGAAGATAATTTTGTTATGTTAAAAAATGAAGAAGTGCAAGTTGAAAAAAATGATTTTACTGCAGGATAATATATGGCCGATCCAATTGATATCGCAATACAATCTATAGATGCAAGACCATCACCACCGGTTGATCCACTGGATACCGCCATGCGATCAGCAAACCCAGCACAAAAACTTGCGAGTGACAAACTGGTAGAATCGGCCGATGCAACAAAACAAAAAGCATTGTCAAAATTACCAAAAACTAAAGATCCAGAATTAGTAAAAAAAGAAAAAGAAGCAGAGGCTCGACAAAAAGCTGCGCAGGTAAAAGAAGGTGTATTAAACAAAAAATCTGAAGCATTAGATATCGCTAAGAATTTGGCATTGGGATTAGCGATGTCCAAACTTGGAAAAGTTCAGGGGGTAGCATCATCAGCAAATAGTGTTCTTGGAACCGCTGGAGCCGCGGCAGCTACGGGAATGGCTGTTTTAGGATTACTAAAAAAGAAGAAACCGGCTGCAAAGCAAACACAGGATATGGTAAAAGCAGATCAAAAAACTAAAGAAGTGGAGAAGGAACGGGTACAAACATCTCAAGAAAATCATCAAAAAAACGTAACAGCATTTACATATCCATTAAAACCAATAGACGCAACACCCACACAACCTGAACCGCCAGAAATACCGATACAACCACCAATACCAACACCCACGGCAACCGTACCAACAAAACCTTTGAGATCTGGATGGACATACTTACTTTCTGGTGGAGGCGGAAAAAGTATTGAACTGGCATCGTTACGATACTGGTCATCTGCCGGCGGAGATTCACAAGATATATTATCTCGTCTTGGGGGATCATACTCAACAGATTACGCACCATACTATTCATTCAGCAGTGATAGTGGAAAATATCCAGATGGAATTTCATCGGTAAGAGCAAAAATTCAATACGATATAGATACTGGCACATTTGATTTTCTTGTAACACCACCATATTAATAACGGTTATGATGACTAGGAGATAAAGTATTATGGACAAACAATTATTAAAAGCGTATATTCGTACTATCGTTGAAGAAGAAGTAAAACGCATTCTTCCCGAACTACTATCAGAAGCAGTTGCTGAAGTCAAACAACTTTCTGAACAAACGACGCGCCCATCCGCACAACCAAAACCAAAACTTGATCGATCTAAATTGGCGGCAATGATGGGGATTGAATATGATGGCCAAACACTTCGGGCAACGTCCACCGACAAAGTTCACGGTAGACTTCCAGATGACGTACCGCCAGACGTAAATCCTGAAGTTGTTAAGGCAATCAACAAAGATTATTCTCAATTGATGAAAACAATGGGAATTGTCTGAGATAATATATGGCAAAAGGCATTGGCATTACGCTTCCCATTCAACTTGGAAACACGGGATACTTTCAGCAAGGGTTTGACACGTTGACGCAAATAAAGTCAAATTTTATAAATTTGATACTTACTAGAAAGGGGGAACGTGTTCACCAGCCGGAATTTGGATGTGATATACACGAATATGTATTTGAACAACTAACTCCAGAAACCGTTGATGGAGCTCATCGATCTGTTCTTGCCGCAGTTGAACAATGGATGCCTTTTTTGGAATTGGTACAGTTTGAATTACGACAAAATTCTAATGACATAGACACCAACAAATTACTATTATATGTGGGATATCGGTTACGTGCAAACCCTAATATTCGTGACACGATTATCCTAACGTTTTAATCGGAGTTAATCAATGGCAGTGAGTCAATCGATTACTAAAAAATTTACTCCAAATTATAAGGACGTAAACTATCTTGCCAAAAGCTTTCCAGAATTTCGGCAAAATTTGATCGAATTCGCGCGATCATATTACCCAAATACATACACCGATTTTAATGAAGCCTCTCCCGGCATGATGTTTATTGAAATGGCAGCATATGTTGGTGATGTCATGTCATTTTATATTGATAATCAATTCAAAGAAAACTTACTAGCATACGCAACTGAACGACAAAATATCATTGCTATTTCTCAAGCACTTGGATATAAACCACGATTAGCCGCTCCTGCTGTTGTAGAGGCCACCATATACCAATTGGTACCGGCACTGGGAACAAGTGATCAGTACGAGCCGGACGGTAGATATTACCAAAAAATATTAATAGACTCACGATTCTCCACTAACACACCGCCAACTCAGGTATTTCGATCTACCGAAGAAGTTGATTTTTCAGATCCAAGCAACAGAGTGTTGCGGGTGTTTACACGAGATGTAAGTACTAGTGCTCCGACCAATTACATCGCATCTAAGCCTATTAAATTAATTGCCGCAGACACAAGAACGGCAACATTTACATTTGGATCGGCACAAAAGTTTACAACAATAGAAATACCAGAAACAAACGTAATTGGTGTTGTAAGTGTAGTTGATAGTGACGGCAACGATTGGTCGGAAGTTGATTTCTTGGGACAGGACATTGTTATAGAAGAACGTGATATTACGCCACGAGACGTTTCTGGATTTGTTACATCAAGCAATACTACATTTGATGCGCCGCCCCCATCAAACATTATATTACTAAAACGTAAACCGCGCAGATTTGTAACACGAATAAACACAAATTTGAGAATGGAATTATTGTTCGGGTCTGGAGATGGGATGGCAGAAGAAGACGTTATAACACTTAACGCAAATCAAATCGCAAACACCAAATATAACCAAACCATCAGTAATACGTCAATTGATCCGGCAGATTTTCTTAGTTCCGACACCTTTGGTTTGGCTCCCGCAAATACTACGTTAACCGTCACATATTTGGTGGGTGGTGGAATAGAGTCAAACGTCCTTTCAAATACAATAACACGAACTGAATTAGTTAATTTACAAAACCAAGTAACTGACTACGCTCCAACAGAACAATCACTATTTCTAACAGTAGTGGATAGCATTGCGATCAACAATGAACAACCAGCTACCGGAGGTGGTGATGTAGAAACCATTGAGGAAATTCGTCAAAATGCACTAGCATTCTTTAATGCTCAAAATAGAGTCGTAACTGATCAAGATTATGTCGTTCGTACACTTTCAATGCCACCAAAATTTGGGAGCATTGCAAAAGTATTCGTAGTTCGTGACGAACAAATTAACGCAATCGCCACAAGTGATTCTGGGTCGCTCACGGTTAACAACGACGAAAATCCGTTCAATAACAGATCATATGTTCAAGATCCGGTAGCACCAAATGCAGTTAATTTATACCTACTTGGGTATAATTCAGAGAAAAAACTGGTAACGGTAAATTCTCTTGTAAAAAATAATATTAAGAAATATCTTGAACAATATAGAATGTTGACTGATGATGTGAATATTGTTGACGCATTTGTGGTGAACATTGGTGTCGAGTTCAACGTTGTAGTATACAGAAACTACAATATGAATGATGTACTGGCACGTTGCATCGATGCAATCAACAACTTTTTTGATATTGACAAGTGGCAAATCAATCAACCCATCATTCTTAATGATTTACGGTTAACAATTGGATCGGTTGACGGAGTACAAACGGTAACGAATGTGAATGTATTCAACAAATATCGTTTTCAGGATGGGCGAGATTATCAAGAATATCGGTATCCTATTGACGAAGCTGTTGTAGATGACATTATTTATCCATCGCTTGATCCATGCATATTTGAAATTCGCTACCCAGATACCGATATTATCGGTAATGCACGCCAATAGAGATAAGACATGAGAACGTACATTACTCCAACACAAGATGCTACCATATATCAACGATATCCCTCAAGTAATTCTGGGTTAGATGAAATATTGGAAGTTGGAAAACTTATCAAACCACTTGATGGCAATAACATGTATGCATCAGGATCGGTTCGAGCACTCATTAACTTTGATATTGCTAGCGGTTCTGCATACCCGTCAACAGCAAAATATTATCTTAAGTTATATCTCGCAACCGCAAACGATGTCAATCGATATCAAAAAATCGAAGCATACCCCGTGTCTCGTAGTTGGGTTGAGGGAAGTGGTTACTTCTATCAAGATGT